CAGCTACTCAAGCAGATAGAATTGCAGGGGCTACCATGAAAGGAAAAAAGAAAAAGGCATAATGTCATTAACAAAAACAGAAAAAGAAATTATTAAATCTAAGTTTAATGAATATAAAAAAATGATATATGATACTGGTGCACCAAGAGAAAAGGTTGTTGAAATATTACAAAGTGAATTTGGTAAAAATCCTTTAAGTAATATATATGAAAGTGTAAGTAAAAAAAAAGATAAGTTTAAAGGTGGAGTGCCAGGGGCTGCAGATGCATTTTTTAGAAAAGAAATTAAAGAAGCTGACAAATATCTTAAAACAGTAAAAAGAAAATCACAAGAAGCAAAGTATGATAAAGATACATCAGATGGATTTAAAAGAAAAGGACCTAGAGGAGATAGGACTAAAAGATACTCTAATAGTGTTAGGATTATAGAATAATGGCATACGGAACAAAAACAAGAAAACCAAAAGAAAAAACAGTAGTAATGATTGCTGTAGGAAAATTAAAACCGAAAAAAAATGGCACTAAGCGAAACTCAAAAAAGAAAAAACTTTCTTAAAAAACATGGACTTAAAAGATTTAATTCTGCAGTCAGGACCACTGAAGGTGGTAAAAAAGGTAAGGTCGGTATACTCGAGGGTGGGAAGCCCCGCCTTATTCGCTTCGGTGATGCTTCTATGGGTCACAACTATTCCCCAGAAGCTAGGAAGTCTTTTAAAGCAAGGCATGGAAAAAATATCGCAAAAGGTCCAACAAGTGCTGCATACTGGGCAAACAAAGTTTTATGGGCAGGTAAAGGCGGTTCGAAGAAAAGCCCTCCTAAAAGCCAACGAGTGGTTAAGGGAGCCAGAAGTTAAATTGAGTGGAAGAGTTTATAAAGCTGTTAAAGATACAGAAACAGTGGAGTTAGTAGAGAATAATAAAAACAATGACTAACGAAAGTAAATATTCAAATAATGTTAGAATTATAGAAGAACTTAAAAATATATCAGAAGCAGATAATCAAAAAAAAGAAGCTATTAAAACATCTAAAAAAGCAGTGGGTGCTGCTTTAGGTAGTGTAGTATTAAGTACACCTATTGTAAGTTCTGTAAAAGAAAAGATAGAATCTAAAATAAATAAGATACCTTTTAGTAATAAGATGTTAGTAGGCACAAATAAAATAGGTTTAAAATTAGGTGGTGAAACATATAAAGGTTCTTTTACAGTTAATAAAGATGGCGATGCTAATTTAAAATTATCTAAAACATTTACAGAAAATTTAAAAACAGAATTGTCTGCAGATAAAGATAAAGTTAACGTAGGATTAAAATTAACTTTTTAATGGCAGACCCTAAAGTAGGAACAGGAAAAAAACCTAAAGGTTCAGGAAGAAGATTATATACAGATGAAAATCCTAAAGATACTGTTAAAATCAAATATGCAACAGTACAAGATGCAAAAAATACTGCTCGTAAAGTTAAAAAGATTAGTAAACCATATGCTAGGAAAGTTCAAATCTTAACAGTTATGGAACAAAGAAGTAAGTTTGGTGGTAAGCCACAACAAGCAGCAATCGCAAAAAGAGCAAAACAAAGTTTAAAGAGAGCAAGAAAAAAAGTTTAAAAAGTTTGATGATGCCTTTTGGGTCATCAAATCTTACACATGTAAGATAATATATCTAGCTTAAAGCAAGGAGGTATAACATGACTTTTACACTAGATAAGTATATGCCCTACACTGTAGGGTTTGATAGATTCTTTGATACATTAGATATTGTAAGCAATACAGATGTCAAAGGATTTCCACACTACAACATTAAAAAAGTAAATGAAGGAGAGTGGGAAATAGATTTCGCACTAGCAGGTTTTAATAAAGATAACATTGATATTAATGTTAAAGAAAATAAAATGACTGTCAAAGGTGAAATAGAATCTGATAATGAAGAGTATCTGTATAAAGGTATTTCTACTAAGAAGTTTTTTAAAACTTTTTCATTAGCAGAATACACAGAGCCGACAGAGGCAACTATGGAAAATGGTGTTTTAAAAATTAAATTAAAACAAGAATTACCAGAAGAAAAAAAACCTAAAACAATAAAAATAAAATAGTGCCAATATATTCTTATAGAAATAAGAAGACTGGAGAAGTCTGGGATGAGTATCTATCCTTACAGGATAGGACCAAGCCGCTCAGAAATAAAAATGTAGAGATGGTGATAACTGCACCCAGACTTTCCTTTATAGAAAGAGCAGAGCATAAAGGCCGTGACCAAATGATAAGTGCTGCTCGTCAAGGGATGAGAGAACGACAAATAGAAGAAGAAGTCGGTATAAGAAAATCTCCTGATTGGTTAAAAGAAAGAACAGAAAAACATTTACAAAAGGTAAGAAATGTTAGTTCCTGATAACGATAAAAAAGAATTAGATATAACTGAAAAGCAACAAACTTTTCTAGATGCTTTGTTTGGTGAAGCACAAGGTGACCCAAAGATTGCAGGAGAGATTGCAGGTTATGCAGATTATCATCAACCTTTAAAATCATTAAAGGATGAAATAATTGATAGAGCAGAAAAATTATTAGCAGCATTTGCACCGAGAGCAAGTATGGGAATGATAAATGCTTTACAAGAAGATGGTTCTACTCCAGGTGCATCTATTAGAATGGAAGCAGCAAAACAAATATTAGATAGAGTAGGATTATCTAAAAGAGAAAAGGTGGATATCAATGCAAAAGTTGCACATGGTATTTTTATTTTACCACCAAAAGAAAATGTCTGAAGAAAAAATTATTAGAGAAAGAAAAGGTAGAGTCATACCTTTAGGTTACAAAGTTTCTGAAGAGGATGATAAAGTATTAATACAAATACCTGAACACATGGAACTAATAGACAAAGCAAAAAGTTTTATAGATAATAACTGTAGCTATAAAGAAACTGCAGAGTGGTTATCACATCATACTGGTAGAAATATAACGGGTATGGGATTACGAGAAGTTTTAAAGAGAGTTATACATAAAGGGTGGTAGAAGAACCTAAACCTAAAAAGAGTGGTCGAAGAAGAAGAAGTAGCCTTAATGCTCCTCTTACAATTAAAGAGAAGAAGGCTAGAAAGTCAGCACAGGACATGCTTCGTGAAAAAAAGCATGAGTTGGAAAAAGCACAAAAAAACTTTTGGGCAACTAAAAACAAACTCAAAGAACTTGACGAAGTATTTGATGGCAAGAAGCAAGTCATTGAAGAAAACAAAATTGAGGAAGCTTCTCCTAATATCCAAGCTGCACTAAAAGATAAAGATGTAATCTTTCAACCTAACGAAGGACCACAAACAGAATTTTTAGCAGCACCAGAAAGAGAAGTTTTTTATGGTGGAGCAAGAGGTGGTGGTAAGTCTTACGCAATGTTAGTAGACCCACTACGATATTGTCACAAGCAAAAACACAGAGCATTATTAATTAGACGGACAATGCCTGAGTTAAGAGACTTGATAAATCATTCTCAACAATTATATTCAAAAGCTTACCCTGGTGCTAAATGGAGAGAACAAGAAAAAGAATGGAAGTTTCCTTCGGGTGCTAGAATCGAGTTTGGATATGCTGAGAACTTAACTGATGTACTTCGTTACCAAGGACAATCATATACTTGGATTGGAATAGATGAACTACCTCAATATCCAACCGAAGATATTTATAATTTTCTTCGGTCTTCTTTACGAAGTGTAGACCCTGAGATTCCAGTGTTTATGAGAGCAACAGGCAACCCCGGAAACGTAGGCTCACAATGGGTTAAAGAAATGTTTGTTGACCCTGCTATACCGAATACAAAGTTTGATATAGAAATTAAAACACCTAGTGGTGTAAAAAAAATATCGAGAAGATTTATTCCTGCTAAACTTCAAGACAATCCTTACTTGATGCAAACAGATGATTACTACGCAATGTTGGCATCTTTACCAGAAGTACAAAGAAAACAATTCTTAGATGGTAACTGGGAAGCATTTGAAGATTCATCTTTTCCAGAGTTTAATAAACAATTACATGTTGTTAAACCTTTTGACATTCCTAGAAACTGGATGAGATTCAGAGCGGCAGACTGGGGTTATAGTTCACCTGCTTGTTGTTTATGGTTTGCAATAGATTTTGATAATAATATATTTGTGTACAGAGAATTATACACAAAAAAAATAACAGCAGATATTTTTGCTAGAAAAGTTTTGGAACAAGAACACGGTGAGTATATTAGATACGGAGTTCTTGATAGTTCTACTTGGGCAAGACGAGGAGACATAGGGCCTAGTATTGCAGAAACAATGATACAAGAGGGATGTCGTTGGAGACCTTCTGATAGAACCCCTAGAAGTAGAGTGGCAGGTAAATTAGAATTACATAAAAGATTAAGACCTGATGAAGAAACAGGATATCCATCTTTATTTATTTTTGATAACTGTGTTAATTTAATTAGAACATTACCAATGTTACCAGTTGATAAAAATAATCCTGAAGACGTAGATACTCATGCAGAAGACCATGCTTACGATGCACTTCGTTATGGTTGTATGAGTAGACCAGTACACCCTGTTGCACAAAAGTTTCATGACTTCGGTGTAGGTCAAACTAGAGATTTTAAACCTGCTGATAAAGTTTTTGGATACTAATGAAAGATATTAAGATAGGATATAAAAATTATAAAATAAAAAATTTAGATTCCATCGTATCTAAGTGTAATGAAATAAACGGACAATTTCTTGCATCAGATGGAATGATAGCTTTATCCTCTACAGAAGATTCTGTATCTCATGCTAATACTTTAATACATGAAATATTTCATGCTATAGTATATCAATGGGGAATAGAATTAGAAGATAAAGAAGAAGAAAAGATTTGCAATACTCTTGCGAATGGACTAACGACTGTGTGTGTAGATAACCCTTGGTTATTACCTTACATACAGAAACAATTAAAAGGAGAAAAATAAAATGGCAATCATGAAAAAATATGTACAAGGTGAATTACCTGAGAACATGTATGGAAACGAAGCTGCAAAGCAAGGCGATTCTAAAACTAATGTTGTAAAAGGTGGTTCTGCTTTACCTGCCGACTATGCTGAAGGTGGAGTTAACAAAGACTTCCCTAAAGAAAGTAAATCATATGTCGATGGTAAAGTCTTTACAATGGCAGACGAAAGAGATTACTAAGAGGTAAATAATGCCACATTCAAATACGAGTGGCTTGACTTCTGAATCTGATGAAGTAAATTCTTTGTCAGAAGAAAAAGATAAGTCTTATAGTAATCTAGGTGCATTAATTGAATCTAGACTAAAAGAATCAGAACAGGCTCGTCTTTATGATGAGAAAAGATGGTTAAGGTCTTATCGAAACTATAGAGGTATCTATAGTTCTGATATGGCTTTTCGTGATTCTGAAAAGTCTAAAGTATTCGTCAAGATTACAAAGACTAAAGTCTTAGCTGCATATGGACAACTAATAGAAGTTTTATTTTCACAGGGTAAATTTCCTATTGGTATATTTCCAACAACAGACCCCACAGGTGCAGAAAAATATGCACACATAAAACCTGATAATATGAAAGAAAATCCTCGTATGGAGGATATTTATGGATTTGAAGGTGATGGTAGAGAAATATCTCCAGGGTCTACTGCTAATGATATACTAAATGGATTAGCAGAAAAATATGCCAATGCAGGTTTTGAAGAGGGTGCTGCACCTGATTTAAAAACTATGCCACAAATTGAACCTGCTGAAGAAGCAGCTAAGAACATGGAAAAATTAATCCATGACCAGTTAGAAGAATCACATGCTATTTCAGTAATGCGACATGTATTATTTGAAATGTGTTTATTAGGAACTGGTATTTTAAAAGGTCCATTTAATTATGAACAGTCAGTACATCAATGGTCACTAGGCGATGATGGTGAGAGAATATATTCTCCAAAGATAAAGTTAGTTCCAAGAGTCGAAGCTGTCAGTTGTTGGGATTTATATCCTGACCCTGATGCAGTGACTATGGATGATGCTGATTATATAATTCAAAGACATGTGTTTAATAGAACACAAGTTAGAGATTTAATTAATAGACCTTTTTTTAGAAAATCTGCTATCAATGATTTATTAGAAGGCGGTCCTAACTATGAAAATAGAAGTTATGAGACTGCATTGTTTGATAGAGAAAATCAAGAAGAGTATAACAAAAATAGATTTGAAGTACTAGAGTATTGGGGTACTATGGATAAGTACCTAGTAGAAGAAGCAGGTATGGAAATGCCTGAAGGTATTGATGATGAATTAGATGAAGTGCAGGTAAATGCGTGGATATCAAATGGTCATATACTAAGATTAGTTCTTAATCCTTTTACTCCTGCAAGAAATCCTTTTATGGTATGCCCTTATGAAATTAATCCTTATCAATTCTTTGGTGTGGGCATACCTGAAAATATGGATGATGCTCAAACAATTATGAATGGTCATGCAAGAATGGCGATTGATAACTTAGCACTAGCAGGTAATTTAGTTTTTGATGTAGATGAAACTATGTTAGTTCCGGGTCAAGACATGACTGTATTTCCTGGAAAAATATTTAGAAGACAAAGTGGACAGACTGGACAATCAATACATGGTTTAAGATTTCCAAATACTGCTCCTGAAAATATGCAGATGTTTGATAAGTTTAGACAATTAGCAGATGAATCTACAGGTATACCATCCTATTCACATGGACAAACAGGTATACAATCTACTACAAGAACAGCATCAGGCATGTCAATGTTAATGGGTGCTGCTGCATTAAATATTAAAACAGTTATTAAAAATGTAGATGATTATTTATTAAGACCATTAGGAGAAACATTGTTTCATTGGAATATGCAATTTAATAAAGATATTCCTGAAATACAAGGTGACTTAGATGTTAAAGCACAAGGCACTACATCTCTAATGACAAAAGAAGTTAGGTCACAAAGATTAATGACATTTATGCAAGTAGCATCAAATCAGTTCTTAGCACCTTTTGTTAAATGGCACAGTATTATAAAAGAGATTGCAAAGTCAATGGATATTGACCCTGACCAGTTAGTTAATGACCCTGAGAAGGCAGCAATCTTTATGAAGATGATGGGAGAAATGAATGGAAGTCAGCAAGTTGAAAGCCCTAACCAACAACAAGGCGGCATGGGAATTAATCAAGGAGTACCTGCAGGAGCAGCTAATACAGATACACAAGGGTCTGGAGGTGGCAACATCGGAGTCGGAACTCCACAAACTCCAGGGGAAGGCGGCTTTACTGCACCAAATACTCAACCTGAAGGACCAACTCAATAACTAAATGGCACTATCTGATATACTAAAAAAATATGGGGACACCGCAGCTACAGAGGGAATAATGTTTCCTTCTGCAGGAGTTCAATCTGTAACAACAGAACAAGAAGTTTATAATGCTGCTACAGATGGTATCATGACCATAAATAACGAACAGTATATTGGACCAAGTGCGACAATAACTTACGGAACAGCAGAACAAGGATTTCCTCGTATGCTTAGAGAAATAGAACAAGGCGAACTACCTCAGTTTGACCAATCAACATTTCCTGAAGTAGGAACAGGTGTAATGCAACCTACTACACCAATTACACCTCCCGCAGAAACTCAGCCAACAGAACCTGAAGCACCTGCAATAGACCCCTGCCCACCAGGATTTAAGTATGACCCTGTAAAAAAAATGTGTGTTCCTGTAGAGCAGCCTCGAGATAGTGGAGGGTCATCGTCAGAAAATATTAATGTGCCTAGAAATATAGGAAGCACATCACAAGCACTAGGACAAATAACGGAAGTTTTAAGAGAGCAAGGTGTTACTCAAGATGGAACATATAATGATGATGTAAATTATAAAATAGATAATTCTACTGCTTTATCAAAATTTGGATTTATAGGAAAGTTATTAGATAATATATTTATTAAAGGTCCTGCGGATAAAAAATTAGAAAGTTTAGGTGGTAGCACTGAAGGTATAACAGTTACTAAAAATGAAGATGGTACAAGAAATGTACTCATAACAAATAATCAAGGTAAAGCTAATGTTGGTAGATTATTAACTGCAGAATCTTTATCTGGTAATGTTGCTAGTACACAAAAAACAGATGGTTTAGGAAATATCATGAGAGCACCTAATGGTCAACTAATGATTCAAGGGCCAGTTCAAATAAATCCATATTCTAAAGTTTTATTTAAACCTGAAACAAAAACACCTGCACAAACAGATGCGTTAAATTTAGAAGAAAAAAATAAATTAGTTTCTGAATTAAATGATATGATACCTGCAAGACGAACTTTAGGTGTAACAGCTACACAAGCTACAGGACCTACTTTAAACTTTGATGAAGTAATAAAAGAATATTTAGACCCTATAGGACAAGGTGTTCCTTTTGGGATTGTAGGTGCAGATGATACTGCTTCCACAACAGGAGCACAAACATCTACCACTACCGCTGACACTAG